AAAGGATTATTATCCTTATCCATTCTTGTAAAAGTGGCTCTTGTATAATTACCACCTTCATATTCATTTTCATTTAATTGTTTTAAAGTGCTGTTCAATAGTATTTCTAATGCATCATTATTAACTTGTCTAAATACATTTTTATCAAATTCAAAATCAGGGTCATCTTCCCATCTAATTTGAGAAGTAATACATGGGATAAGTCCTGATTGAATTCGTTTTTGTGTTTCTGTAACTCCTTCACCCGAAGGAATAATAAATTGATAGAATAAACTTAAAGCCTGTTCAGGCCCCCATTCGGTTCCTTCATCTATTGCATCTAATCCGCGAAAATTACCCACTTCTGTCATTCCAACAGGGGGTGAATCTTCTTCTTCTTTGATTAGTATTGTCATATTTTACACCCCCTCAAGAGTGCAAAATAAATACTTCTAAATTGGCTGCCGTTAAACGGTCAATTTCTACTCTTAATCCTTTAGCACAATAAATACCTTCAGTAAATCTACAACCCCATTCTGCAGGGTTATTGATATATGTTCTATCGCCCGCTGCGAGTGTGTGGTTGTATTGAATTTGTTGTCGCCAAATTAAATTTCCTGTTGTGGTGCCTGTATTATCTGCATAAACTCTAACTTCAAAAGGGTCTGTTCCTCCATTAAGAAAAACAGAAGTTCCAAAAGCAATAACGTTAATCATTAAACCATGAAAACTTGCACCTGTTGTAAATTCTTGTACTACTTCTGCCCCTGCGGAACCTGCTAATCTTGTGCATTGTATTCTTCCCATATTGTTTCACCTGTCCGGTATTATGAATTAGGAGGGCCACCACTAATAAAAGTAGCGGCCCAACCTAACTCATTCTTCTTCGTCATCTAACGATTCTTCTGAATCAACACTTTCTAATAGAGATAGTAGTGCCGCTTTGTTATCAAGAGATTTGTATGACAAACCCGCTTCATCACAAAGAGCCTGTAACTCTTTCTTAGTTAGTGTGCTTAAATCTGTTTCATCAGAAGTTTCTTCTTCAGTTTCTTCAGCAGCCTCTTCGACTACTTCTTCAACCTCTTCAACCTCTTCAACAGATTCTTCTTCACCTTCAACAAGCCATTCAGGGGAACCACGCACTCTTAGATATACTGTGTTATTAACTTCGTACCATCCGAGAGATGTGTAAAACTCCTGTCCGTATAGGCGACAAAAGCCACCTAAATACTTAACGCGAACCATTGTTAATCACCTGCTTAAATTAGGCCCCAAACGCGAATACGCACAATTCCCAAATCCGTTGCCGAATCAGGAACCACAATAAATGCATCCGTAGATGAATCACTTGCATCATGCGTAATAAACTTCAAGTTAAATTGAGAGTCGCTGTTGTATGTTCCGTCTGAATCAACCAAAATTTTAGGGATGAAAATATCTGTTTCATAACCACAAATAGTAGCCATTGTAATACTTGTTAATCCCAAACTTGAGGCTGTAATAACTTCACCTGCTACAACATAATCGCTTACGTTAATAAGTGCATCAACACGATATTCATGCCCTACTACTGCCGGTCTATCTGAACCCAAATGGTCTGTTAATAATGTAACTGTATGTGCCATTTTATATCACCTATGTTAATTATTAACTCACTCACTGGAGGTTAGTAATTTTGCCTTGTCCCTTAATGAAAGTACAAACTACTTCACCAATAGTTCGATATAGACCACGGTTCCCTAACTTTCCAACACCGAAGGGGTCGCCTGAATCAATACCACCTTCAAAGTATTCGGTTGGCTTAAGCGTAGCAAAGTGCAAATGGTCTGTATCAAGAATGAAAATATCACTGATACCTGTTCCACCACCTGTGCTACCCATTTCCTTACAAGGGATAATTGGAATATCATGGTATGTTGCAACCTTGAATCCAACCTCACGACCCTTTACACCACGAACACCGTTATGTGTTGGAAGAACTTCTGTTCGACCCATATAGCGTTCCTGTGCTTGTAGCAATTCTCCGAGAGTCTGAATTGTATCATATCCCGTTAGAATAACCTTTGGACTTGCACCACGAATTTGTAATTCGCGTAGTGCTGTATTTAGCATATTTAGGGTTAGGTTTCGACGACCACTTGAAGTAGCGTATGTTCCATCATCCACATATGCATCCATGTAAGAACCTGCACCGCGAGCCTTTCCATAAAGTGTATCATATACACCTAAGTAACCTGCGTTATCATAAGCACCTGCAAAGAGAACACCACCGTCCATAGCGGCTAATTCTGCATCACTTGTTACAATTTGATATAGCGAAGTAATGTTGTTTGGAGTTCCCGCAACCGCAGTATTTGACGAAGCCGACATACTCTCAAGAGGCATTAGCAACATATGATTCATTGCTTCTGCGTGTGTAACACCAATCTCTTCACGGTATGCAGCCATAATATCGCCAATACCGTCATCAATCTTTGCCATAGCAGCAGCAAGTTCTGAAATCTCGAACTGATGTGCAATAGTCTTAGGACTTGCATATAGCGTTTCATACTTTGGTGCAAGAGGACTTAGAGCATCAGTAGCACTTGTAGTGAATGCTGCATTTTCTGCTACACCACCAATAATACCTTCTGTTGTACTTCCTTGTCCTGTACCACCAGCAGTATTCCACAAATCACCTGTTCCACCTAATGCTCGCTCAACAAGAATTCGCCATCCACTTGTGGACCACGGCTTCTTAGGTAGCATAGCCAATGCATTAATTTCACGGTTTAACATAGACCACACTTTCTGACCATAAATCAGATTGTGTAATGCTGTTTCTCCACCCGGACTTGCAGGGTCTGTTGCGTCGTGAACAGCATGAATACCTGAAGTTGCACCAGCAGACTTCAAGATACCATAACCTACATTTCCATACGTTGCTCTTTCTAAATCTTGGATTGTTCTAATTTGATTAATTCCTGACATTTTTCATCACCTTTTTTATTTTCTCCGTCGGCCTATTTAAGCCGAGCGCACCTCACGGACTAATTGCTCGACCTCATCCCAAGTTAATTCATGAAGATTCTGCATCTTCATCAATGTATCTTCGGAGAATCGGGGAGTGCTATTTACTGCTTCGACCTGCTTTGCAATAACTTCGTTGTTGCTAACAAGGGACTTTCGCAATTCAGCGAATTGACCCTTTAGAGATTCCACTTCACTTGCAGCATCATACTTTGACTTTGCTACTGCTTCATCTTCAGCCTTAACTTCTGCATTATACATAGACTCGAATTCATTCTTAATTACTTCGTATGCGCGAGCCTCTTCTTGTTCAGCCTTAAACTGTGCATATGCCTTAGCCAAATTTTCATGGCTTAGGTCAAGAGTCTGAATTGTTTCAGACTTTCGAGCCAAAAAGTCGCTAAACTCGGAATCATAACGACCGACTAATGCACCATCAATGCGCTTTTGTCCGGTTGGGTTATGTCCGTATGCGACTGATTCAGCCTTATTTGCCTCATCTGATACTTCCATATTTTCCAGTTCTTCTGCTTCTGATTCGTCGGCTCTTAGAACCTCTTCCTCTTCTTCAACAGATTGATATTCCACTTCTTCATCGGTATCTTCCTTCATGATATTATTATTCACTTGCTCACGCAATTGTGTGACAATATCATTAAATTCAGATAACGCCTTATTAATTTCTTCTGACATTTTTTCATCACCTTTTTTATAATTTTTTTGTTCTTTAATTATTTCAAATTTTGCTTCGGGGTTTATTCCCTCTTCGCAGATAGTTACTTCGTGGAGTTCTAATTTATCTATTTCTTTATATGTTCCAATATCGGGGTCATGCCTATTTGCTTTATGCATGGCTTGACCACCAATACTAAATGAACGTAGTGTGCCTCTTCTAATATCTCTTGCAACCTCTCTTGCTTTTTCAATATCGTTACGCATTTTAATGACAACAAAGAATCCTGTATCATCACATCCTGTTTTTAACACGTTTCCTGATGAATCTGTCCATGAATCTAACACTTCACCGACTTGTACATTAGAATGAGTAATCATGACATTTTTATAATCACTCTTCATAAATGCATCTGAAGCCTCTCGTAGTGCCTCTAATGTAATTAAATCATTTTGCTTATCTACTACATCTACTGAAGCGTAACCTGCAATAACTAAATCCTTAGATTTACCTTTCAAAATTACTAATTCAGAACCTGATGTAAAGTGATTACCTTTCATCGGTGGAGATAAAACCGCAACGCTCATCGAGTATATTTGGTACTAACGACTTAATATACTTATCGGATAAATCATTCAATATACTTAATATTTCTATATTTATCTGCCTCAATATTCCACATATCTTCATCACTGGATGCATCAGTAGGTTCAGTTTCATATCCTGTCCAAGCAACCCATTTCTTTTGCTTCTTAATAGGTACAACTCTTACGTGAAATTTACCTTGATACATTTTACCATCGAGTAAATATTCGTGATAGCCGT